ACGTAGGGTTTTCCTGCGTGGGATTCTCCAACGTTGGATTTTCCAATGTAGGTGAAACCGATGCAGGAACAGGCTGCGGCAGCTCGAAGATCACATAGTCTGCACCGCGCAGCCGTCCTTTCTCATCCCGTTCTCTGGAACGCTGGATGTAGCCTGCCTGTTCCAGTTCCCGGATGGCCTGCCGTATCGCGTCTATGCTTTCCCGGTTGATACGGGCCAGTCCTTGCAGGGTGTAGTCCCAATCTTCCGGCAGGGAGAGCATTTGGGATAAAAGACCTTTGGCTTTCAGGGACAAGGCCCGGTTCCGCAGGTGATGGTTCGACATGACCGTATAGCCGCTGTTCTTTTCTACCCGAAAAACTGCCATTTCACGGATGCCTCCTTTCTGTTTTTGGGCAAAGAAAAAGCCGCAGGCTTTTTGTGAAAGTCTGCGGCTATGCCGATTGTTAGATATTCAATTCTTTGTGTTTCCGCACTCCATATCAATTACCACCGAAACAGTAATGTGATTTTCAATGCGTTTGTTGCGGAGTTTATCGCCCTCGCCATCGAACACAACGTGACGAGAAAATAACGTAAAACGGAGGATTTCTACTAGATTTCTCTTTGTAGCGAAACTATCGCTTCAACATGTGAATCGTTGTCCAAACTCATTTCCATATCTTCCTCAATAATCGGAAGCTTGAATTTAATGGATTTGAGCCACTGACCGTTTGGCTGTCGTTCCTCGTAGATATGGATTTCGGAGATCAGCGATTCCATAATCTGTCGCTTCTCCTGCTCGTCCATGACAGCGTACAGCTTTTCAAAATAAATCAGCACTTTGTAGATATTGTCAGCGGTAAGTTTCTCTGCTTCGATTGCCATTTTCTTTGCTCTGGCTTCAATCAACAGATTCTCCGTATCCTCTATCTTATCATACATCTTATAAAGACGATCATCAAGGTCTGCCTTGCGCTTGATGTAGTGCTTATCATCCGGATCAAGGGTATCAATCTCATCTATCAAACGGGACTTTGTGGCATAGCTCTGACGGAGCTGTTTTTCATAATTGGCAATCTCCTGCCCAATGGCAGATGTATCTATCTTCGTATTGATTTTTTGCTGCATCATCGCCGCAAACTTCGGATTGCTGACCAGCTTGATAATAACCTCTGCAACGGCACTGTCCAGCAGTTCCTCACTGATCTGCTTTTTGTAATCGCACTTGTGGCCTCTTGTCATGGTGCGGTGCTTGCAGCCGTAGTAATAAAAATCCTTATATTTTGTGCCGTCCTTCTTATGCTTGATGCTCTTGTTGCCATACATTCCAACACCGCAGACCGGGCATTTCACAATACCGGACAGCAGATGAACCTTGGTATCCTTGCCCCGGTTGACGTGTTCGTACTTCTCCGCTTGCGCCAGCAGCTTGACCTGCGCCTCATGCCATAGTTCTTCGGAAACAATTCCCTCATGCAGTCCGTCAACCAGCAAATAGTCATCCTGCTCCACCAGTCGATAATCATTTCGGGTGCCGTGCACCTTCTCCGTCCGGCGTCTGCCATAGGCGATTTTCCCGCAGTAAACTGGGTTTTTCAAAATTCTGCGAATCAGTGCTGCATCAAACAGAGGATTTTTTCCATTCTGTCTCTGAATTTTATTGATACCGTGATTGGCAAGGTATTTTGCAAGACCATTTGCGCCCATATCGGTATGTACATACTGGTCAAAGATAATGCGGATTGCTTCGGCTTCTTCCTCGTTGATATACAGCATACCTTTTTCAAGCTTGTATCCATAAGGAGCAAATCCACCGTTCCATTTACCCTCACGGGCTTTCTGGATTCTGCCCTCCATTGTCTGCACACGGATGTTTTCACGCTCAATCTCAGCAACTGCCGATAACACCGAAATCATCAGCTTACCGGCATCCTTGGAGGAATCAATGCCATCCTCCACACAGATCAGATTGACGCCGAAATCTTGCATCACCTGTAAGGTAGACAGCACATCTGCCGCATTTCTGCCAAAACGTGATAACTTGAACACCAGCACATAGGACACGCCATCTTTACCAGACTTGATATCCTCCATCATGCGGTTAAATTCCAATCTGCCCTCGATGGACTTTCCCGATTTACCGGCATCCTCATATTCACCAACGATTTCAAAATCGTTGAACTCAGCATAGGCTTTCATCCTTGATTTCTGAGCATCCAAGGAGTAACCGTCTACCTGAACGGCAGTAGATACTCTCGTATAAATATATACTTTTGTTGTTTCTTTCATATCGCCATCCTCATTTTGTGCCACAGCCTGTGGCATAATTCAGCTTTCATCGTCTGTTATTTTTTGCCGTCAGTTTTCTGTTCCAGCATCTTTATCGAATTTAAATAATCATTTTCCACGTCACTGAGCGTTCTTGCCTTATATTTTCGATATTCTCCAGTCGCTTTATCAACAGCCTGCTTATGAGTAATGCTTCCATTTCCAATTAAAAGCTGCTCTCCACTCATGGTAAGGATGCGATCCAGATGCTCTGCCCAGTCCTGCATGGTCATTGCCTGTTCACGCTCTGCCTGACGTTCCGCAAAATCCAGATACCCGGATACAAGCTGTCCCATAGCACGAAGTTCTTTTTCATCCAGATAGTTTTTCGCAACAATCGCTTCTTTGAGTGTCGGCTGATTACCTGCGAAGGTAGTCAATCCCATAAACTCTTTTTCCGCATCCGCTCTTGCATAAATCACTTCTGCCGCAGTCTGTCCGTGAATGGCATAATGAATTTTATTCTGAACCTTTTTGAAAAAACGGATAGAGATTTCCGCTTTCGGGTCATAGTCAATGCTGGTGGCATAGATTTCAAGCACCTGGCGATAAAACACCTTTTCTGATGCACGGATGTCTCTGATTCTTTCAAGCAGTTCCTTGAAATATCCACCGCTGCCCAGATTTTTCAATCGTTCATCATCCATGGCAAAGCCTTTTTTCATGTATTCTTTGAGAATGTTAGTTGCCCAGATTCTGAACTGTGTGCCACGCTTGGATTTTACACGATAGCCAACGGAGATGATGACATCAAGATTGTAGTAGTCAACCTGATAGGTTTTCCCATCTGCCGCAGTTGTTGCAAAATTTGCAACAACTGACTCTCGCTGCAGCTCGCCTTCGGAAAATACATTTTTTATATGTCTTGAAATAGTAGATTTATCTCTTTGGAACAACTCTGCCATCTGGTCAATGGATAACCACACGGTATCCTCATCAAATGTGGCTTCAATTTTTGTCAATCCATCTTCTGTTGTGTAAATAATCATATTGGATTTTTGATTCATATCATCATAATTGTTCACCGGAACACCTCATTCCTAATTGTGCAACGGGGTGCTGCACTTTTGTTCTATGTAGCTCTATGCGTAGAGAACAGTAGCTCTCGCATAGAGTTTGGACACTTATTCCACGACTATTATATCATTGCTTTTCCACTAATTCAATAGTGTCACTGGCTTCTTCAGATGTGTTTTCTTCCTCCAAACAAGACGGCGGCTCTGGAAGATTATCAATATCCAGAACCACCGCATATTTTTCTATTAAATTTGCAAGTAAATCAGCAAAACCATTCCATTTATCTGTCAATAGTGCTCTCCTTTCTTTTTCGTCCACGTTCCTGCGAAATGTCCTGTACTTCTTTTCCTCTGGTCAAAACGGCATTAAGAAAAGCCCGTACCCTTTCAGGTGCGAGCTTGACGGCATCCAGATACGGCTGAGCCTGTTCCATAAGTTTCTCATATCGTTTTTTCCAGACACCAGCATCTTTCTTGGCTGTTTCATATTTCTGCTGGTATTTTAATTTCTCCGCTTTTTCAGCAAAGCTGCTGACAGCATAATTTTTGAGAGTTCGGCATTCATCGGGTGTCAGGACAATGTTCCCGGTAAAAGATTTCTTACCCATCGACTCCAACTCCTGAACCGTTACCGCTGTCGCAGTTGCTGCCTTGGTCTGCGCTTGCAGGGATTTAAGCTCCTGCTTTTTCTTCTCCGCAGCCTGTGTAGTATCGTCAAGCTGTGCTTCTTTCTGGTTCAGTTCCGCCGTCACAGCTTCCAGTCGCTGCTTTTCCTTTGCCACCTTAAACTGGGTCACAGTCAGATGTTCCTCGGTGCTGTCACGCTCTCCACGTTCCACATCGGTATATCCGGCAGCTCTCATGTGCTGAAAAAAATCA